TCCACCTCGCGCTGGCTGTCGGCCCAGTATTTGACCCAGCCGAGCCGCTCGAGCAGCGCATCCTTGAACCAATCATGGAGCAGCATGAAGCCGTGATTTTCGCGGAATATGTAATTCACGTACTCCGTCGCCTGCTTCGCCGCCTGCTCCATCCCCGGCCGCGGCGGCTCAACGATGCAGATCTGATCGCTGGCGGTGAAAATCCGCATCAGCGCCGGCAATACCCACTCGACCGCCTCCAATACACTCCGCATCACGACATTGCTGCGATCGGTGCCGACCGGCAGCGGCAGCTCGCCTTCGTAATACTTCAGCGCCTGCAGCCGGTCCTGGCTCAGACTGCCGCCATCCTGACCCAGCGCATCGTCCAGCTCGCGCTGCACGATCGCCTTCACCTCATCCTCGTCCCAGCCGTCTCCGATCCCCTGCGGGATGTTGCCGGGCCGGTCGGAACCGTACGGGCTGCCCATCAGACGCTACTCAAAACTGCACCGGAGGAAGCTGTAATCTCGCCTGCCATCCCGGCAACATCGGAGGATTTTTCCCGGTCAAGCCGCGCGACCAATCACCGGTCACTTGGACCGGCGACTGCCACGGCTGCGCCGGCGGGCTCGCACTAACCCCGCTGTTGCGCGACAGCCGGATCAGCGCATCCCAATCGCCCGCCTGCAACGGCGCCGCGCCGGGAGCCGGCATCTGCAAATTCGCCGCCCCGGTCATGCCGGTGACGCCGGTCGGCTGCGTCGCCCCGGTCGGCAATGCCTGCTGCGGATTAAGCTGATTCTGGCCATAGCCCTGCGCCGGATACGCCGCCAGCAACCGCTGCAACTGCGACAGCGCATCCTCGGCCATCAGCGGGGCTTGCGCTCGCGCGGCGGCAGAAACGGCTCGTCGGTTATCTCGATGTGCTTGATCATGTCCTCCAGCCGCTCCCGCTTGAACGGATTAAACCGGCGCGGCCACCTCCCGGCATACGGGTTCACCGCCGGCTTTGCATACAAGCCGCCGGCGCTCGCCTTGCCGCCAGGTTTGGGCGTGACGATCGGCATCAGCCGCCCTTCGGCTCGCGCGCCGCCACTTCCTTCGGCTCGCTCGCCTCGTTCTCCCGCGGGTTGCCCTCCTTCGGCCACGGCGGGCGTACGTGATTAACCGCCGGCTTGCCCTTCACCGGCGAAAACATGTCCATCACTGCCATCTCATTTCCCCTTCGCCCGCGCCGGCAATTTGCGCTTGCCCGCAGCCTGGTCGGCCGCCACGAAATCACGCGCTACCGATTGCGGTATGCCGCGCTTCTTCGCGTAAGCCTTATCGTGCGCCGCCGCCTGCATCAGCCGCTGCTGCGCCTTCGACACGCTCGGCATCGGTCCTCCTGCATATAAGCCATGGCCATGCCGGCAACGGCTGCGCCGAGCCCGCCGCGTCGCAGCACGACGCCACCCCGCAGCCGTTGCATTCGGGACACGGCAGTTGCAGCCGCCAGCCACTGCCCCGGCAAACCTCGCACCTCATGACCCCGGCGGCGGATACGCGCCGCGCAAACTCCGCACAAACGCTTGCGGATTGCGCGCTATGCCGGCCCACTCCGACGACAATGCCCGAGCGACGTCGTCGTGCCGGCCCGCCTGCAGATCCGCCAGCAAATCGCGGCCCTTGGTCAGATTGCCGTAACTGTTGTTGGCTAATTGCCACGCCGCCAGATCCTGATTCTCCGGGCTGAAATCCGACAACCCGAGCGACTTCGCCACCTTGTCCCACGTCGTGCTGATCATCTGATAGCGACCGGCCGCATCCGATCGCTGGCCCCGATACGGACCCGTCGTGATCCGCTCCAACTGCCGCGGGTGATCATCGAAACTGTCGAACGGCGTCCCTTTGCCGCCGTCGTAGCGGATGTTGTAAGCCGGGCTCTCGCCGCTCGCCACCGCATCCAGAAACGGCCGCGCCTCGGGCGGGAGCGACGGCGGCTGCGCCTCGGCAGCCGGCGCTGCAGCCAATAACCCCATCGGCGCCTGCGGCTGCCCGCCCAGCCCCGGCACGCCGCCGCCGGCCTGCGCCAATTGCGGGTACGCCGTCAGCAAATTCTGCAATTGCTCCAGTACGTCAGGCACGGCCCAGCCACCGCATCAGTACAATCCCGCCCCCGGCATAAACTGGTTGAGCGGCGACCGCGCCGGCTGCATCCCCCACCCGGCCCAGCCCCTGCCCTCGTTGATCACGCCGCCCTGCGGGCCAAATTGCCGGCCGGCAAAAAGCTGGTTTATCAGCGCCTGGTCCCGCTGCGGAGCCTGCGTCAGCGGCATTTCCCGGCCATAACCCTGTCCGCCGCGAAGGGGCGCCATCTCGCCCTCGCCGTAACTCGGCCCGCCAAGGATACTCCGCACCACCGCATCGGGCAGACCAGGCGGCAAGGCCGGCACCTCCTCCGGATCGCGCCCCATCTCCTGCTGCAATTGCCGCAGCGCCTCGGGGTTCTGTAACGCCGCCTGCAGCAGATCCAGCACGCCAGCCATCAGCGGTCGCGCCGCTTCGCCAGCAACGCCGCCCGCGCCTCCCGGTCGGCCGCGTGATCAGGCTCCGCCCCGTACAATTCGGGCGACACGTCGCGCGGCAGCAACGCCGTGATCCGCGCCGCCAGCTCGTCCAGCCGCCGCTCGATCTCCGCCTGCCCAGCCTCCAGCGCCGCCACCTGCGCCGCCAACGCATCAAACATCCGCGCGTCGCTGCTGCTCATGATTTCGCACCATCGTCGCCCTGTAGCGCAGGCGCCGCCCTTCGACCAGGCTCAGGACAGACCTGCCGCAACTCCTCGGCAACCGTCCGCGCCACCAGCCGCGCATCCGCCAAATACAGCAAATTCGGGTGATCCCGGTGCATCGCCTCGGCAAGCCGCTCGATCAACGCATCCGATAATTCCATCGATCAACCCCGCCTAAACTATGCCAAGAGCTGGATATTTCAGCTGCTTCGGCCGGCCCCGCGGCGCCTCGTAGGCCACGCACATCAGCCCGAACGCATCCGCCGAATGGCTGCTCCAATCGTGCTCGGGGCCGAGGCCGACGTCCCGCACATCCTCCGACTTGCGCTCGTGATACCAGGCGAGAGCTTCTCTGCCGGCTTCGGTGGTGTCTTCATTGAACCAGATGCTGGGAAACAGCCGCCGCGCCGCCTCTATCCGCGCCCGCGCCGCACCCCTCCCCTGATTCGGAATCACCTCGACGCTGAACCCGGCCGAGCGGAAGGCGCTTTCAAAGCTGACCTCGTACACCCTGTCGTGCGTCGCGCCGTCATGCGGCAAATACACATTCGCCTTGCCCCAGCCCTTCTCCCGCAGCCAGCCGACATGCACCGCCAACGGCTCGCCCACGGATTCGTAATAATCCAGCACGCGCACCTCCCCGCGGCCGACAAACTGCACCACCCACTGCGCATACGCGTCGCTGCGGGCTCCCGTGCCGCCAATGTCGACATACACGCGCACCGGCAAGAGCGGGTCCTTCGACACGTGGCCGATGCGCCCCTCCTCCTTCGCCTCGTTCAGCAGCCGCGCGTAATACGCACCGACATGCCCCGTCGCAAACTCGCCCAGCCACACATGCCCGTACTGATCCGGCCGCCGGATCTCGTCTTCTCTGCGGATCTGCTCCAATGTCGCCGGAAACCACGGATTGTCCCGGTAGGTGAGGCCGATGATCCTGCTGTTGTCGGGTGGGTTTTCACGAAAACGCTGGTTGGTCGCGCTGGCCCGCCGCTCCGGGTTCCACGTCACCCAAATCTCCGATCCGGTCTCCCGTACCGTCGGAATCGTCTTCTGCCACGCTATCTCCGATACCTGCTCCGCCTCGTCCACCCACAGAAGGCGGATGCGGGCGGTGGATTTGACCGATTCGATGTTGCGCCGCAGCCCGACAAAGCTGAAATCGATGCGGCCGTCACGCGTCCGTATGTACTTCTCGCCAACCTCGTAGTGGCCCGCCAACCAAGGCTCGCTCTCGATCGCCAGCTTGATCTCCGCCATGCTGCTCTCATCGAGGCTGTTCTGAAACTCCCGGCCGCACACAATCACCCCTGATTGGTTGGCCATCGCGCATCTGAGGCCGTATACCGCCGCCATCTTCGCAAAGGATCGGCTTTTTGCCGATCCGCGGCCGCCCCAGGCGCCGCGGTAGAGCGCCTCCCCGCTGAAGACCGGGATCAGCTTCTCCGGAAGCTCGATGCTCTGCGCTGTCACCGCACCGGCACCCGGCTGGTGTCAACGCAGAAGGCTGCACTGACACTGGCTTGCTTCAGGACGTAGGCCAGCGCCGTGGTGCAGTTGCTCATCGAGGTGAAGGGTATCACCACCGCGCCGCCTGCCGTCACCGTCACCACCATCACCGATATGCTGACGACAAGGGCAACCAATGACACATCGGGGACTCCGGTGGTGGAAGTGACGGCGGTTGTGGTGGTGACGGAAAATGCTGCGGAGTTTCAGAAAAAAAATATTCGGTGACGCTTGCTGCACACAAATGTGGTGCGGGGCCGTCAGCCGCCGACATGGAACCAATCCTGTCAGGGGGTGGCCCGGCCCCGTCACCTGCCTCGAGGGTTGCTGCGGGGCCGGGCCGCCTTCACCGAGGGGGAGCGGTGCACCGGCGGCTTGCTGGGCTGCGGCGCCTTGGTGGTGGTGGGTTTCTTCGGGGCTTCGACGATCGGGTTGGCTGCCATCGGGTTTGCCTTTTAGTTACGC